CTGGAGGCGACATAATGCATACAGGCAAGACTATGGCGCGCCTACACGCCAAGCCGGCCAGCTGGTCTATCGGCTCTGGCGGCATACCGGACATGACGGCGCAGGACATCGCCGCCGCGCTGGGCACGATCGGCGACAGTCTGGGTCGGGAGCTGCTCTGTCGGGTCTGGTGGCCGGACGGGGCGGAGCATACCGAGAAGCATCTAGCCGACGCACTCACCGCGATGCAGCGCAAGGAGTGGATCGGGCGCGAAAAGGCCATGCAGGACGCGCTGTGGCTGGTGGCCAGTCACACGGGCGGCGCCAGTCTCCGGCGCGCCCAACGCAAGTATGCCGATGCCCACGCCCGCCGCTGGCCGATGTGGATAGCCGATGTGGATATGGCGCAAGAGTCGCCAGGATACGGGCGGGTCCGTGTCGGCGTGCTGACGGAGATCAGCAGGCCGGGCCTGTGTCACACATGCGGCGGTCGCGGCGAGGTCCGGCAACGCGGCCTGGTCGTCACCTGCTCTGACTGCCGCGGCACTGGTCGCCGGCGCATATCGGATCGCAGCCGGGCGCAGATACTCGGGATCGATGAGAGCACGTACCGGCGAGGCAAATGGCGCGACGTGTACATGTGGACGCTCGAGCTATGCACGGACGCCATGGCCGATGCTGATAGGGCGATGCGACTGGCGCTGGCGGATGAGTGACCGGCCACAGATACTGATCACATAGATATCAATGGCTTACGTGCGGGATTGCGAACCCCGCAAAAAATATCGCAAGATGTCACTGTGCGAGCGTGACAGTACGGCTCGCGATTCTTCCGGCCTCGCTTTGTGCGGGGCTTTTTTTGTGGCGATATATATATGGGCGATCCGATCCGACAGCAGACCGTGCACCGCGTCCGGGCAGGATACGCCGACGTCGTGACATGCTGGGTCCGCGATGACGCAGGCGCGCACGACCTGAGTGCCGCGACTGTCACGGCAGAGCTGCGCCCGTGGGGCGGTGACTGCGTATCGACCACGCTTGCCGGCACCGGCGACGACCAGGGCAAGGCGACTATCACTATGCCCACTGACCTGCATCACTCACACCTGACGCGCGGCCTGCATCGCATCGATGTGCTGGCCGATGGCGCGCCGGTCTATACCGCAGTACTGGAGATCGTGTAATGGCAGGCAAGCCGGGACAAGGCAGCAAGTACACCGAGGCCAAGGCGAAGCGGATATGTGAGCTGCTGGCAACTGGTGAGTCGCTGGAGCGAATTTGCAAGCGCAAAGGTATGCCTGACCCTGCAACAGTCCGGCGATGGAATCGTAATGACGTGCATGGGTTTGCGCCGGAATACGCGCGCGCAAGAGATGACGGTCTGGATGCGATGGCCGACAGCATGCTTAGCATCGCAGACGACGACACGCTCGACGCAAACGACCGACGTGTGAGGCTGGATGCGCGCAAGTGGTATCTGAGCAAGCTGGCACCCAAGCGCTACGGCGACCGCATGACACTGGCCGGCGACAGGGAGGCCCCGCTTGAGCACCGCCACACATCGAGCGATGCGGAGCTGGAGGCGATCATTGCCGGCGGGCGTAAACAGGCTAAGGATACCCCGTAACACCGGGGAAACATCATCACAATGGGGACAATCACACGACAGCAGGCGGCGGCGGAACTGCTGCGGCGGAGGCGTGCGCGTGAGTCGCTGGTGGCGTACTCGCGAGCTATCACGATCCCCGGCGCGCCGGTGGCCGATGACCCGGATGCGTGGCTATGCGCTCCGGTGGAGTCGGGCATAGCGGCGCACCACGTGCTGACCATGGAGGCCATCGAGCGATGTGTCCGCGCTGACTACGGTCGCCTGATCATCATGGAGCCGCCGGGGAGCGCCAAGAGCACGTATGCGTCCGTGGTGGCCACCACCTGGGCCATGGGCATGCAGCCGGGCCTGCGTGTGCTGATGACCAGCTATGCCGGCACGCCGATCGTGCGACACGCCAAGCGGGCGCGGCAGATCGTTATGTCGGATGAGTACTCCGGCATCTGGGACGCGCGACTGGTGGATGGAAGCAAGGCGGCGGACGAGTGGGAGCTGACCAATGGCAGCGGCATGTACGCCGCTGGCCTCATGGGTGGGCTGACGTCCAGCCGTTGCGACCTGGGCATCATCGACGATCCGGTCGCGGGGCGCGAGGAGGCGGACAGCGAGACGATCCGGCGCAAGACGCTGGACGCGTACCACGATGACTTTCTGACGCGCCTCAAGCCGGGCGCGTCGGTCATCCTGATTCAGACCCGGTGGCATGAGGACGACCTTGCCGGCTCGATCCTGCCCGAGGACTACGACGGCCAGTGCGGCCGCATCGAGTGTCGGGACGGCCAGACGTGGGAGGTGCTGAGCCTGCCGGCCCGGTGTGAGCGTGACGACGATCCGCTGGGCCGCGAGCCAGGGGAATACCTGTGGCCGGAGTGGTTCGGGCCGGAGCACTGGGCGATCTATGAGCGCGAGCCTCGCACATGGTCGGCGCTGTACCAGCAGCGGCCCGTCCCTGACGGCGGCGTGTATTTCAGCCGTGAGGATTTCCGCCGCTATCCGCTGGCTCCGGCGCGACTGCGCATCTACATGGCGAGCGACTTTGCCGTCACGGCCAAGGGCGGTGACTGGACGGAGCACGGCGTGTTCGGCGTGGATCATCGCGGCGACCTGTACGTGCTGGATTGGTGGAGCGGGCAAGAGACCACGGACGTCAGCATTGACGCCGCCCTCGACCTGGCAGCGAAATGGAGGCCGGCGCAGTGGATCGGCGAAAAGGGCGTCATTGAGTCGAGCATCGGCCCGGCGATCAAGCGGCGGATGCGGGAGCGCAACGTGTACGTGTCGCGCTACCTGCTGCCGACCAGCGGCGACAAGGTGGCGAGGGCACGCGGATTCATGGGACGCGCATCGGCTGGCACGGTGTGCGTCCCGCAGACGGCATGGGCGGATCACCTGCTCGCGCAGCTGGTGGCGTTCCCCGCCGGCAAGCATGACGACAAGGTAGACGTGTGCGGCCTGATTGGCCGGGCGCTGGATGTGCTGCAAGACGCGGCCCCAGCCGAGCCACGCAGGCGCCGCTCACTGATTGACGATTACACCCCGTACGACGACAGCGACATTACTGACTGGAAGGTGGCATGAGCAATTACACGAAAGAGAACGAGCGCAGCGTCTACGTGCTGAATCAATCGTCAGTTCCGCGCGACCTTGGCGACATCGCTACGCATATCACTCTGATTGATGCGGACGGCGATCCGGTAGATATTGGTGGTGGCTCGGTGCATATCAGCTCTGACCAAATCACCGATGCGACGACTACCGGCAAGGCGGTATTGACAGCGGGCAGCAAGAGTGATGCGCGCGACGCCATCGGTGCCGGCACATCCAGTCTGACGCTGGGCACCACGGCCAGTACTGCGCTGGCAGGCGACTACAAGCCCGCATGGGGCGATGTGACCGGCAAGCCGTCATTCGGCACGGCGGCGCAGGCCGACACTGGCGATTTCGCCACATCCGCCCAGGGCGACAAGGCCGATTCGGCTGTCCAGCCAGCCGACCTGTCACCTTATGCCAAGACTGCCGACCTTGCCCTATCTGGCGCGAGCGTGGCGGCCAACGTGGCGACCGGATCGACTGTGGATGATGTGATTGCGGCACTCATTGCCGCCGGATTAATGGCGTCCGCCTGATGGCCGAAGAACTAGACATCACACTGAGCGTCGAAAAGCGCCCGGTGGCCGACATCGACGTGTCAACGCTGTGCCAGCAGTTCGAGGACTCGGTAGACGACAGCCAGCAAGAGCGCGAGCTGTCGGAGCAGTGCCGCGACTACTACGCCGGCGACCAGCTGACCGATGCCGAACTTGACGCGCTGGCCAAGCGCGGCCAGCCGCCGGTAATCAGCAACCGCATTGCGCCAAAGATTGACGCGTTGATCGGCTACGAGCGCAAGCGGCGCACCGACCCGAAGGCGTACCCGCGCACACCAAAGCATGAGGACGAAGCGCAGTCGATCACTGACGCATTGCGTTTCGTGTGCGAGGAAAACAAATTCGACGACGTGCGGACGCATGTTGCCGAGACGATGTTCATCGAGGGCCTGGGCGCGGCGAAGGTCGCGGCGAAGGTGGTTAACGGAAGGCCCGAGGTGGACATCCAGTGGGTGCCGTGGGACCGGTTCTACCGCGATCCGCACAGCCGCATGCGCGACTTTTCCGACGCCACCTATCTGGGCGAAGTCCTATGGATGGACGAGGCGGAAGTTCTGCGCATGTTCCCCGGATCCGATGACGTGATCGAATCGTGCTACGCG